TCACCCATGGTCAATGTCGCATCGGTCGTTGCGCCTGTAACTCCGGCGGTCTGAAGGTCGAAGTCGTTGAGCCATCCATTAGCGTCTGCGGCGTCCTCGGTTTCAGTCGCGGAAGACACACCAATGTCAATAGTGGCGACCCCACCTTCACCGGTTATCACATAGACCCCGCACTTTTTGACTATTGTTCCCTTTGGCACCCAGAAAACTTCAAGGATGTCGGTAGACGTAAAACCCGTCGTTGCCAATGCAGCGCCCACGGTAGGAGTCGCGACAAGCGCTAACCCTCCTTTCGCACCAGCGGCTATTATGGCTGGCAGGTCAATCTTTCTTTGGAGGATAATCGATCCACCCCCCACTACCGGGAGCCCGTAACCCGCTCCCTTCCATTGATAAGTTGCCATTTTACTTCCTCCTTTCCCCCAAGGGGTTTCATTTTATGATTCCCCTCGTATATTTTACTCGATGTTCAACCACGCCACATCAGCCCAAATTACGAATATCGCTGCGGCTGTCAGGGCGGTATTAAAGGTTATGTCAATCGACCCGTTGGTAATATAAAGGACGCCACCGGGGATCGTATCGTCACCAAAGGCCAGGGTTGCATCGGTATTCGCAAGAGTTACCCCAGCGGTCTGAAGATCGAAGGCATTCATCCACCCATCATCATCGGCGGTCAAGTCCTCTGTTTCAGTTGCAGAGCAACATCCGATATCGATGGTAGCCACGCCACCTTCACCCGTAATGACATACACGCCCACCTTCCGAACCAGGGTCCCTTTTGGCACCCAAAAGGCCTCAAGAATATCGGCGCCCGTAAAACCTGTCGTTGCAAGAGCAGACCCGACAGTCGGCGTTGCTACTAAGGCCAGGCCACCATCAGCACCACCCGCAATAATAGCAGGTAAATCTATTTTCTTTTGAAGCCTCATGGCCCCGCCGCTCGTTATCGGGAGCCCGTAACCTGCGCCTTTCCATTGATAAGTTGCCATAATTTAATCCTCCGCGGGGGATCTCATTTTATGATTTCCCCCGGATTAGAGTGTTAGTCTCCAAGTTTCAAAGTTTACTTATCCCTTTTTGCAGTACACGACCGCGAGGCCCTGTGGCCGGAGGACTTTATATCCGAACACATAAAGACCCTGCATTAAGGTACTCCAAGTGGTAAAAGGCTCCACTTTACGGACCTTGGTCATCTGAGCTGCAAAGGCAATGGCCTTTTTCCAACCGCAAAGGACGCTGTAGCAGGTATCCGATCCATCGGTAACGGCCTCAAGGATATTGCTCTCGTAAAGGGTCAGGCCTGCGATAATCCCAAGACGCCCATTCTGGTCACGAATGATGGATTTTCCGTCTCCGGTTAAAGAGGCATCCTGCAGGTCAGATTTCATAATCATCCCTGCGAACCACTCGGGGATTATGCTCCACAAGTCATTTCGCGGACATTTGTTCTCGCGGAGGGTTGACCTTGCATCGACAAGGATGTCAACGATATCGGCCTTTGTGAGAGATTTAGGGGTTCCTGAAACCCCAAGGTTGTAAGATGAGCTGATACGACCGGCGGTTGCGCCCACATTATCCGCATGTGCATCCGCATCGACATCATTAATCACGATGTCCTCGAAAGTTTCCGCGGCCTTGTGACCGGCATCATCGGCCCAGTCATTCATTAGGCTGTTGCTGCCACCTTTGGCCTGAAACGAATCGATGTCGTCACAACCAAAATCGTAGTACCAGGACTGATCAACAACCAGGTCAATCAGGGTATCTTCGATATTTTGAATGACCATATCGGTCCCTTTGTAGTACCGTCTGAGGGTCACATCACCTACGTTTTTAATGTGAACCACATCGCCCTCTTTTTTGATCTCTTCCTCGTAATCAGAGCACGTAATGTCTGAAAGAAAGGTATCATCATAGAGCTTGATGTTCGCCTTTGCCGCCCATATTTCCGGAATTACAATCCCGCTTCGTTGGGGATATCCGGCTGCTGTTCCTATCATAGCTATTCCTCCTTAAATACGGGCGAAGGCGATAAAGCTATCCTGTCTCCCGTAATGTTTGAATGTATTGTTCGCTTATCTTCTCAAAATCTGCTTCGGACATACGCCTGAACTGTCGATCCTTGGCGGCCTTGTTGTATTGCTCTTTTGTAATCTGCCCGGATTTCCCGGAAGTGGGCTGACCGCCATGAACATCCGGTATGATTTGAGATTCAAGCTTATCCTTTGCCTGTTTTACTGGTTTGGTCCATCCTGTGGTTTTCTTAAAATCCGCTACAATGTCGATAAGGTGAGTATGATCATTATTCACAATCGCCTTGCCAGCGAGAGTTCGCCTAACCTCTCCTGATACGGGATCCTTGGAATCAAGGTACGCTTCCCATTTAAGGTCGGCATTATTGCCAGTCTCGTCGCCATTGAAATCCTTAAAATCTTCAACAGCGTCATTAACCTTTCCCCAAAATGTTTGGGAAACGGTCTGTTCGGCGGCTCCTTTTGCGAAAGTCACATCCCCCTTGAGGTCTGCTACTTCCTCTCGCAACGTCTCAATGGTTTCCACCTGAGTGTTGACGACTTCCACCAATTCGGGCATTTCTTTGCCGTAGCCCTCGAAATCCTCTAAGTCGAGCTTTTCAAAAACCTTTGGTATGTGGGTTTCGTCGTGGTCGTCGTCCGTTTCCGCTGTTGCACCCTGCGCTACTTGATTCTGCAACATAGCAATGGTTCGGGCCTGAGCTTCAGCGGTGTCCCTCAAGTTTTTTGTTTCTGTGTCATACTTACCCTTCAGGACATCAAGCTTCTGTGCATCGTCAACCTCCTCTTTGGGGATTATCGGTTCACGCGCTTCTTCCACCGGAGCACCATCAGCTTTAACGATAACAGCCGGTTCAGCTTCCCCAGCGGTTTCAAGCTCCTTTAACATTGCTTCCTGTTTCACGATAAAACTTGATTTTGCCATGGTTCTTTTCTCCTTTTGTTTGTTCGAGAGCCGACTTTAACGGTCTTCCCTAATGGTTTTTGCCAGGTGGCTTTATGCCTGCAGGAGCCATTACGGTATTCCTTGCCTGGGTAACTGCCATCCAAATATGATCACGCAACATTCGTTACGATCATATACTTAAATTTCCCTGGTACAATAATGTGAGCATCCGCGCTCTTCTGCCATGGGATCTGCTTCGGTACCGAGATAAAGAAAGCTATCTCGTTCCGATAATAGATGTAGACTCCGGATCTCCACGCATCCTTTCCCTTCCTGATTCTTGGTTTTTCCATTACCACATTTTTAGAGGCTAAGAGCTTATCGCGTTCTGCGTAAAACCTTTGCAGGTCAAGGCCGCATCTTTGGGCGATCTCCCCTTGGTTTATGCCCCATTTGGCCAAAGCCCTTGAAATACACTTGGCCATAAATGCTTTAGCTATGTCCTGATTATCAAAAACGTACTTCTTGGCGCTCTTAATGAGAAGTTTGAGATTGTCAATATCTCTCGCCCCTATCTCTTCAAGGGTCAGATTAAGAGTTGAGTCTATGATATTCTCAGTCATAATGTACCTTTCCCATACATTGTACGGATCTGCGACCCCTGGTTCTTGAAGCCTTAACAATGTAGGCATAACCTTCTAAGGTGAACACTTTTGCCACTTTTCTAAGAGGGTCCTCTGTAATCTTTGAAGATATCTTTTCGATCCGAACCTTTTTGGGTTCCCTTACGGACGTCTCTTCATTGCTTGGTGAAGGTGCCATTCCCATTATTTACACCGGCCTTTCTTTCCCCCTGTTTTCATTTTCCAACCTTAGTAAACCTGTCTATTATCGGTATCTTCTTGGGTGGACATGTGCCTTGCTGCCCACCTGTCATACGCCCAGCGCCCTTTCCGGTCCCGAGGCCTTGCCCTCTTCCTTGACCTGTTCGTGGACCATCGCCCTTTGGGCCTTTTCCATCGCCATTCGGCATGTCAAACTCCTTTCAGCGTTTTTAGTAAGCCCTTACAATCAGATACGACCATGAATGATCTACTACCGGATCATTGGTTAATTCCAGCGTTAATGTATCCGCTGTACACACAGCGCCCTCGACAAAACAGTCGTCATCGTCAGAATCGTAACATTGAACGAAGGCAACGTCTGTTGCGAGAACACCTGTTTTAGCTATAACGGGTGAAGTTGTATCGGCAGTCAGGGCAGTATATTGATCAGCGTAAGCCACATAATGACTTGGTTTGAAGGTTCCCCTGGGCCGAAGAATCATGTAATTCCATCTCTGAGCATTATCTGAGGCACCCGGGTCAGCCGAATACGTAATGGTAAGAGTATCGGCAGTCATCACAACCAAATCAATTGTCTGCGTAGCGGACTGTCTCTCTTGGGTTACGATGGCTATATCAGTTGCCAATGCGCCAGTTATAGTGACAGCAATCGTGTCATCATCAGCGCCCAAACATTTCCTTGTACCGGCTGCGAATATATCGTATGTCGGTGTTCCTCCATCTCTAAAGCCAGCGTAATTAGCGTCCATGCTGTCGGTGGGGTTAGTCCCCATCGCCATATCTATAAGGACTCTTTCTTCAGACGTTACAAGCACCTGATTAAACTGATCCGCTGCATCTGTAATACAATGAGCTACGAAACAGAGATCTGTAGTTCTTGCAACACCTGGTAAAGATACATACGTTTCATCAGCAGCGTCTGTAAGGCTTTTGGGACCGCCAGCGAAAACACATCCATACCCCATTACAGGCCCAACCGGGACAAAAAGACATGAAGTAGCCGACCCGGTATTCACCCATAATGGACATTGACCAAGGGCAGCGTCATTAAGCTGGAAGATCGCCGAAGGAGCATAACCAGCGGTCGCGTCAACCGGGACAGTAGACCCAAAGGATTTGAGCGTATAATTTGACCCGTCTGAAATAGTGGTTCCGGCCTTAAGTTTAAGATCATGGGTGATATAAACGTCGTAGCACCCGAAGTACGCCCTTTCCGCATTTACCGGCATGGCAAAGGCAACAACCATCAAAATCATTGTAATCGCGAGTAAAAATCGTTTCATTTTCTGATCCTCCTTAAAAAGTTAATGGTTTATTCTTTATTCTCGCTCATCCTCTCTAATGTGGATTGAGCCCCTTCAATCAGGTCGATAGTTTCATCAATCGCCTGAGCCGCGCCTTGAGATCTATAAAGAAATACCCCCTCTTGGCCTTTCCATTTGTCCTCAATCCCCGCCCTGGCCTTTTGTAACAGCGACAAAAGCCGCTGGCCGTTCCGATCTCTTGACAGCCTTTCCATGCTTGCCTGAGTATCCTTATCGCCATCGGGGACATTAAGATATAAACGGATCTCCTTACTCATGCGGTTCCTCCTTTCACGCTGCTAAATCGCCGGGGGGTTTACCTGCATCGCCACCATCCTGTGATTGGGTTGCAGATTTAACGGGTTTACCCTGGGCATCTACCTCCGGAACTGTTACCTCCGCTTGAGCTGCAAGTTCCCTTCGGTCCATTTCCTGTTCGGTCGGCACGATCTCAGCCGGATCTATCTTAGTAATCTTAACCACTTCCCTGAGAAGATTGACAAAGCCTTTCTCTCCAATAATCGCCTTGATCGTCTCGCTTCCATCCGCGGTGGCGAGTAATTCCCTGGCTCGCATCTGCTTTTGCTCTTCCACGACAAGATGTTCACTTGCCGTCGCTTCAATCTCGGCATCCCCGAACTTCTCAACGTCATCATCGTAAAGCATGACGTGTGCCCAATGCTCTTTAATCGATGGAACAATTATGCCTTTTTCGAAGTGCTTTATTGCGCCGGATAGGTTCTTTAATGAAGAGTTGAGCATCATTGAGGTCCCTGAAGCTGTGCTCAAGGCGCCGCTTTTGCTGTCCCCTGCATTGCCATAAACATAGCTCGGGAT